CTAAACCTCTGCCGGCAGGCCGAGCACGGCGAAATGTATGGCAAATCGCACGGCACCCCCGGCAAATTCACCATCCTCGGCCGTAAGCACCAGGGGGGTGGGTGAATAATCGGTCATCGGTTGACCGAGGACCCCCTGCACATAGGAGTTCAAGCCAAGGCCGAGACCGCTGCCAAAGCGATCCTCCGCCCCTTCGGTTCCCAGGCGCCACGATGAAAGCGTGCCGGTGATCTCTGAAATCACCCGGGCGGTCACGCCGAAGATCACAGCATGAGAGGGAATGGCGATCGCGGTGGGTTGAGCGATCCCGGGCAGAACCTGGTGGTCGAACTCGAGAAGGTCCAACTTGAAAGTCGCCCCGCCAGTGGACACCGCACCTCCCGCAGAGACCGGCAACCAGCGCGCTCCATCATGGCGCATTTCGGTCGCAGCATCGGCGACCCAGGCCCGCCAGCCGGCCTGCGGGGTTGCAAAAACCCAGCCGCCATTGTCGGAAATCGCGATCCGTCCGTCCTGCCCTGCCCATTCGGCGCTGGCGACCGGGGCCACGCCCCAGGCCTGGCCATCCGCGGCAACAGATGGAGGTTCGGCGAGGCTGACGCTTTGCAGGCAAAGCTGCACCAGAGCATCGAGCTTCACCAATGCCTCGTTCACCGTGACATGCTTTTGTGCCTGCGCAGCCTGCAAAAACGGCAGGGACAGGTTTGCGGTCTCACTCATTGATCTCGATCCTCCGATAGGGTCCGGGCCCGAACTGGTCGGACAATTGCGCCACCTCGACGGCAACGGGCCCCTGGCCCGCATCCGCCGTCCGCATCAGGGCTGAATAGGTCCAGGTCGGGACGGTGGTCGTCGCCTGGCGCAAAACCGCGCCCCCTGCTCCGATCACACGCACCTGATAGGCTTCGCGATCCTCGCCCAAAGGCACCTCGACCGAGGCCCAGTTGTCGCCGTCGATTCGCGTCCGGCGGATCCAACTGATGACAAGTGTGCCCTCGACATCGGCCTGCGCGGACAGGTGGCACGGCGCATAGGGCCGAAGCCCAACCCCGTCGAACGCCTCGACCATGTGGGAATACGATGCGTCGTCATAGGTCCGCACGCCGGGTCCGATACGGTAATGACGGTCCAGTCCGCGCGCCGTCAGCGGCAGTGCGATCTGTCCAGGCCGCCCGTCGAGCAGCACGAACCGACTACCTGCCGGCCACAGGAGGGGCATCACACCGTCCGTTCCAGCCTGACCACGCAGACGCAGGCGCAAATCATAGGTCAGCGGCGCCACCAGGTCGCCCTTGGCGAACTGGAACACCTCCCAGTTTCCCGGGGTTCCATCTCCAATGGCCGCCGCGTTCGCACCCGCCAGCAATTCGGCCAGCCCGACCGATGACAAGGTGCCGGCCGACAAACGCACCCTCAACGCCGGGCCGCGATCCCAGCGCGAGGGCTGCGCGGCGGCCAGTGCGTTTTCGGTTACCCCGATGACTGACGCCTGCCCGATCACCGTGTTCAGTTCATAGCCCGCGTCACTGACGGCAGCATAGACCGCGACTGTTCCCGGCCAGGGTTGCGCCGTCACTGCCAAGTGGGGCGCATGGGCCACCTCGTCCCCGGTGAGGAGGGGCAAATCCATGAACAGCGGATAGACCGGCGCCGGAGGTACGAAAGCGGCCTGCCGAACCGGAGCTTCTTCCCGATTGGGCGGCGGGTAGACCCCACGCTCGACACGAACCACCTCGATCTCTCGCGCCCCCGACATGTCGACGCGATCGACCCGATAATCACCGCCCGGCAGGCGCAGCACATCCCCTGCCCCGATTCCGATCGTCGAAGGGGCAAGGGCCAGCCGCGCGCGGTCGCGCGCAACGCGCGCCTCGGCCAACCAGCGTTCGACCACTGCCCGCCCCTCACTACCAGTCAGCACGAGAGGCAACTCGCTTGCCGACACCGTGCGACTGTTCTCGTCGGGCAGGATCGCCTCCGCGGCGCGAGTCTCGTAGGCGCCATCGCTTTCGACAAAGGTCAGGCGCACTCGTCCCGCGGTTTCGGCCTCGGGGCTGCGTATCAGCTCGATCTCGCCCGATTGGCTCTCGGTGAGCGCGAATTCGCCAGGGTCGATTTCGACCTTGGGGCGGCCGTCACGATTGAAGAAGACAAGCTTGCCCTCGCGCTCTGCGGCCTCGGCGCCATAGGCAAGCATCAGCGGCTGCAGCGCGGCTCGCGCGCCGTCGATCTCGCTGACTGCGTAGCCGCGCACCAGCCCGTAAAGCCGCGTCACATCCAGTTCGGTCACACCCGAGGCCGCACAGATCTCGGTGACCACGGCATCCAGCGCCTGTGCCGAGGCACGCCCATTCAACCAATGGCCCCGGGCATAGTTCTCGCCGTCCGACCACAGCAGGCGATTGGCCGGAAAATAAGGGAATGGCCGGGCATCCCAGGCCCAGACATGGGCGCGGTCAAGGTCGATCATCCTGCCGCCGTAGACATCGGATACAGGGTTCCTGTCCGTGTCCGCCCAGTAGGTCAGCATCGCACGCAGGTACTGGTGCTGGATCAGGTCGTCGCGCCCGCCCGTCGAATAAGGGGGCAACGCATTCTCAGACGATTTCGGATCGGAAAAGAGGTTGGGTGCATTGGTCCCCTTGTCGACGGCAGCGCAGCCAAGCTCGGTGAACCAGACCGGTTTCAACCGCGGCTGCCAGAGCGTGGGCGCCTCCTGTCGCACACCGCCGATGCGGTCATGATGATTATTCTCCCACCAGTTGCGGATATCCTTGTAACGCCAGACCCAAGGCTCGCCATGGGCGCCATCCGTGATCGCCACCCGGGTTTGGGCATCACGGGCCTCGGCACTGGGATAATACCAGTCATAGCCCTCGCCGCCCTCGATGTTGGCTTTCAGGTAATCCAGTGCATGGATCGCCCCCCAGTGCGCATCGGCATGATCCTCGCCCTCGCGCCAGTCCGACAAGGGCATGTAGTTGTCGATACCGATGAAATCGATGTTCGGATCGGCCCAGAGCGGGTCGAGATGAAAGAAGACGTCGCCCGGCGCATCGGAGGGGTGATAGCCAAAATACTCGCTCCAGTCGGCGGCATAGCCGATCTTCGCTCCGGGCAAGACCGCCCGCACGTCAGCGGCCAGCGCGCAAAGCGCGTCGACCGCTGGAAAGCTGTTGCCCGGTCCGCGAATGGTGGTCAGCCCGCGCAGTTCCGACCCGATGCAGAAACCGCCGACACCGCCCGCCGCCGCGCAAAGATGCGCATAATGCAGGATAAAGCGGCGATAGCTCCAGCCGTCGCTACCGGTGTAGCGTACCGTCGTGCCGTCGACCGTGTACTCCTCGGGGCTGGCGGTCCCGAAAAAGCCGGCCACCTCGGCCGTCGCCTCGTGCGTTTCATCAGGCGACAGCGGGTGACCGGGCGCGTAAGACAGTGTGATCCGCCCGCGCCAAGGCAACCGCGGCTGGCCCTCTTCACCGGTATAGGGGTCGATCAGCGTATTGCCCTCGAGCTGATCCATCAGGACGAACGGGTAAAAGACGGCTTCCTGTCCGCCATCGGCAAGCGCCTGTATCGCCTCGACAACGCTCTGGTCAGCGGGCGTGCCGCCATAGATCGCGCGGTCGTCGACGCGCGGAATCAACTGCGCCTGGGACCGGGTCAGCCCGGCAACCTCCCAGCGCATCGGCTTACCGTCCAGGCTTGCCTGTTCTACGCCGGGCCGGATTTCGGCATTCGCCGCGCGAAGATCACCCGAGAACCAGCTGACCACCAACGAAACCGAACCAACCCGTGGCAGCTCGCCGCGCAGCATCTCGAGCGACGCCACGAGATCGGTCGTGCCGCTTGGTGAGTTGACATTGGCCGAACGCGAAACGCCCGGTGCATCCTCGAAATGAACCGGTGTGGTCGCCAAGGCGTATTCACCCGTTCCCGGAATCAGGGCCACTCCCTTGACGATATGGGCAAGGTCCTCGACCTCACCTGCGGCCGCGCGCACCACCTCGAACGAGAATTGCGGCACCCGGTTGCCGAATTGGCCCAGGTCGAGATCCTCGATCACCGCATAGGCGATGCCTCGGTAGGCGGGGGCCTCGCCCGCCCCCTCGATCGCTTCGATCAGCGGATCGGGCAGTTGGTCCTCGCTGCCGGAATAGACGCGCAGGTTGATGTCGCGTAGCGCGATCTCGGCCCCATCCGCCCAGACCCGACCGACCCGCGCGATCTCGCCCTCGCACAGCGCGATGGCAAGGCTTACGGTATAGCTGTATTCGCGCACCTTGGGTTGAGACGGAGCGCCCTTGCCCCCGCCCGAGCTACTGACGCTTTCCTTGAAGCGCGATGCCCAGATGACCTGCCCCGACAGGCGCGAACGCCCCCAAAGCCGTCCCACCGACGCTCCCTCGCTTGCGCCGGTCAGCCGAAAGCGCTCAACCCGGCCGGTTTCGACCGCCTGTGACCCCGTCCCCAAAAGCTGCTGGTCGATGACCCGGCCGATCGTGGCACCGACCGCACGGCCGATCACCGCGCTTGACAGTCCCAGGACAGACCCGCCAAAGGCCGAGCCCACCGCCGCACCGGCAGCGGAAAGAACGAGTGTCGCCATAAGTTACGTCCTTTCAGGAAATTCGAACCGCGCCACGATGCGCCGCGCCCAAGGGGCGGAGAGCGGGCTTTCGACCACGCCGTGGCCGTGATAGGCGTGGATGAACGTCGCGCCCGGCCCCGTGTCGCCCTGGATGCCCAGGTGTTTCGCCACGCCGCTATCGCGCAGCCGGAAAAGAATGACGTCACCGACAGCCTCATCCGCAATCGACTTCTCGACCAGATGCCGTCGCGCCGCTTGCCAAAGCGTCTCTTCACCCTGAGGTTCCGACCAGTCGGGTGTATAGGGGGGCACCGGCTCGGGTTCGGTGCCGTAAAGCGCGCGCCAAACGCCGCGCAACAGCCCGAGACAATCGGCCCCGGCCCCCAGCATCGACCCTTGGTGGCGGTAGGGCGTGCCGCGCCAGCGCCGAGCCTCTTCGGCGGCACGGTCTCCCATCTTGCTCATCGATTCAGACTCCCGCCATCATTGACCCCGGACTGGGACGGATAGCTCATCAGCCAATCCTCGCCGGGGATGTGGGGAAAACCACGAAACCGCATGAAATTATTGAATTTCCAGCGGCATGAAGCGGCCGTCCGGTCACATCCGGCGACCAGCCGGATCGTGTCGCCCGGCGCGACTGCGCCACGGAGCTCGGACCAAAGCTCGATGACACGGGCCCCACTCTCTTCGCGGTCGGCCTTGATGACACCGATCTGCCCGGTCGCCGGTCCCGAGGTCACCTCGAGACGGCCATTTTCGAACCAGCGCGGCAGGAAACCCGAAAAATCCTCGAACCGGAATATGCGGCGCGAGTCGATCCTGTCAGCCGTCAGATGTACGGAAAAACCAGGCCGTGTCGTGTCGAAACCGCAGGCCTTATCCCCCAGAACGGCCGAGCACGGCATCTGGTAGACACGCCCCTGCGGCTGGTTCAGCGCCTCGGCCTGGCCGCGGATCTCGACCTCGAAACCGCCGCCCACGCGCGATATCTCGCCCAGCCAACCGACGAAAAGCGGCACCCTCTGCTCGACATCGTTCCAGTTCACGAGCCAGATACGCAGCCCGGCGCCATCATAGCGCCCGGCCACGACGTCATCCTCTGTGATCGCCTCCGAACTCAGCGCGCCTACGGCGGCAGAATTGTCCACCGACAGACCCGTGGTCTGGCTGAGTGCACGCGCGCTCATCCCCGTCTCGGCGCGGAACGTGATCCCTTCGAATGCAAGGTTCCTGTCATGGTCGGTAAACCCCAGCACCACCCCATCACGCCGGTCGATCGCCCAGGCCCGCGCCAACGTCGTTGCCCCGCCCAGCAGATGGGCCTGCATCTCGTCGGAAATCGCCATCAGACCCGAACCTCCACAACCGGCACCGAGGGCACGTCGCCGGCCCGGAAGCTTGCCACCGAGGTCTGGATCCGGTCGGTATCAAAGCGTACCGGGACATCGAATTGAAACCCTGCAGTCACCGCAGCCCCGTATTCTGGCGCGGTGTCCAGCGTGATCATCCCGGTCGTGGTATCGACCTCGAAGCCGACGCCCTCGGTCAGCGCGATACCGTCAACGCCGACCTTCACACTGCCCGCGACGGGCTTGGTGATCGGCCGCACATAAGAATTTGCGCCCGAGACATAGGTCTTGGTCAGTTGGAACGCCGTCGCGGCCCCGTCGCCATACCCGATCACGTGGTCGTCGAAGGCCGGCTCACGCGAGGGCGGGCAGGACTTGTAGTCAGACCAGTCCTTCCACCGGAACCCGTACAGTTGACCGCGCCGCGCCTCGAAGAATGCAATAAGCGCCTCGATATCATCGAGCGAGCGCATGGCCACGCCGGCATCATAGCGCCGGCGTGCATGTTCCCAGGGCGTGTTGCGTTCCTCGAAACCGTTGGCAAGCGCCACGATCTCGGTGCGCCGCTCCGGCCCGCCGACAGAGCCGAAGCTCAGGTTGGCCGGGAAACGGACCTCGTGAAACCCCATGCATCATCCTCCGGATTATCGGTTGCGCTGCCCACGCGAGATCAGTCGGCTCATCTCGGCAGCAATCTGGCTCTGGCTGCGGGCAAAACCCTGCGCGTCGGGCGTCGAGATGTTCATGACGACCTGAACCGGTCGGCTGGCACCGTCGCTCCGGACACCCAGCCGGCCGTCGGAACCGCGCGACAGTGGCATGATCGCCTCGGGACCGGCCTCACCCATCAGGCCGGTGGCCCCGCGCATCGGGAACATCGTGGCCTGGTCGATAACGCCGCCGGTTGCGAAAGGGATCACCCTGCCCTGGGTGAAAGCTCCGCCTCCAGCAAAGGGAACGGCGGCGTTCACCAAACCTTCGATCCCGCTTGCAAGCAGCCCGCCCAACTGGTTCTGAACCGGCTTGACCGCTGCGGAATAGGTTGCGTTGACGATCGAATTGGCCACGGATTTCAGCGCGTCCGAAAGCTTCATCCCGTCGAAGACGAGCCCGTCAAAGGCGCTCCTCAACCCGCTGCCGATCGACCGCGAAAGGCTGCCAACCTCGCGATTGGTCAGCGTCAGGCTTTCGCGCATCCGCACCAGTTCCAGTTCGAAGGCCGCGGCGGTGCCCCGCGCGCCACCTAGGGTCGTCTCCAGCGCTTCCATCTGCGCCTCGAACGACTCGAGATCTTCTGCCTGGGCCATGGCCTATCCTTGATCCTTCTTGTTGTCGGGAAAGGCGCGCGCGAGCTCTTCCAGCCGCGCGCGGCTCATGGGTGCCGGGCCACCGACGGCACCCAGCATCAGCATCAGCTCGGCCGGTGTCAGCGCCCAGAACTCCGCAGGCCTCAGCCCAAGCCCCCTGATTCCGGCCTTCATCAGCGCGCCCCAGTCAAACCCCACCATGGGTCGCCTCGGGCAGCGTGAAGGCGCGGGCCAGAAGCAGGGCGGCCGCCTGCGCCGCGGCGATCGGTCCTCCGCCTATATCGGCACGCGCCAGGTCGGCGGGCGTTCCCTCCCATCCGCCGCCTCTCAACCCCGCAAGCAGCAAGGCCAGCACATCGCGGGTCGCGAAAGTGCCGTCCTCATAGCGTTCGATCAGCGCCACCAGCGTGTCCGCGCCCATTGCCGCCTCGAGTTCTGCCAGCGCCCCGAGAGTCAACTTCAGCACCCGGCGCTCACCATCGACGATCAGCGCAACTTCTCCTGCATGTGGATTGGCCATCATCAGAACGCCGTGAATGTCAGCAAGCCGGCCGAGGCCAACGTCAGCTCGTAGGTGGCCTCGCCGTTATGGCTGCCGGAATATTCCAGGCTGCCCACCTGGAACGGCCCCGAAACCACGCCGAAAGCAGGGATCACGATCTGGAACTGCGGCGTCTCGGCATCGAAGAAAACCTGCCGGGCGCGTGCGTCGGTCTCTGCGTCCTTGAAAACGCCGCTGCCACTGATCGAGGCCGATTTCACCCCGGCACCCGCCAGCAGTTCGCGCCAACCGCCCTCGCTCTCCAGGCTGGTGACGTCCACCTGTTCGGCATTGAAGCTGATGCGGGTGGCCCTCAGTCCCGCGATGGTTTCGAACTGCCCGGCCCCGTCGAGGTCAAGCTTGATCAGAAGGTCCTTGCCATACTGCGCCGTCATTTCGCTCACTCCAGATTAGATTTTCAGTCGTCCTCGACCCGGGCGGCAAAGCGCAGGTCGATCCGGCGCTCGTCCTTGGCACCGACGCGGCGAGCGCGGGCCCTGTCGAACCAAAGCCCGACCAGCGTGCCGCGGGTGAGTGTCAACGGCGCACCGACAAGCGCGTCGGAAATCGCCCCCGCCGCTGCCTTGGCCTGGGCAAAGCCGGCCTCGACGGTGACCACCGAAATGGTCAGGTAATGCAGCGCACCCTCGCCCGTCTTGTCGGACGCATCGCGCGCGTCCTCGGGGCCGAGGCTGACATAGGTGGCGGGTAGTTCCCCCGCAGGCACCACGTCGTAAATCGCGCCCCCGACCAGCGCGGCCAACGCGGCATCGCCCGCAAGCCGCTGGTAGATCGCCGCCTGCAAGGCGGCCGCCGCACCATAGCTCATGCCGGGATCTCCTCTTCGGCAAAGCAGGTCAGGTAATGGCCCCGCGCATCCGCTTCGGTCACGGCACGGATCTGAAACAGCCGCGCGCCCTCGCGAAACCGCTGTCCGGGCGCGGGGCGTGCTTCGGCGCCGGCGGGCGCACCCCGCACGATGATGCGATAGGGCACCCGCGCCAGCGTAAGCTCTTCGCCCGCGCGCTCTCCGCCGGTGCGAGGGCTGATTTCGGCCCAAAGGACTCCGCGTTCAATCCAGGTCTCGACATAGCCACCGGCGCCATCCGGTGCCCGCTCGGGCGCCTCCAGGACAAGGCGGCGGTTCAGAATCGGCGGCCGCTTCATGTGGCGCCCCCCGCGGTCAGACGCATCCGCCGCCAGCGCTCGATCAGCGCCAGAACCCCGAATGGCATATGGCCCTCGCCCAACGCCGCCTCGTGCCGGTTCTCGTGATAGTGGGCGGCCAACAGGAACACCGCCTGGCCCAAATCCGGCGGCACACTGTCCCAACTCGGACCGAACCCCGCATCGAAATCGACTTCGGCCGTACCGCCCGGAGGGATCGACGGCAGCAGCGTCCCGGCCGCGGCCAGGCGGGGGAAATGGGTGTCGCGTTCCAGCCGGTAACTCGACGGATCGCAAGGGCAGACCGTTCCGTGCCGGTCCACGACTCTCAGTTCTGCGATCCGTGTCACCGGCGCGACCGGCAGCGTCTCGCGCGAGCCGTCGCGCCAGTTGTAGACCCCCCAGGTAAAGCTCCGCGTCAGGATGACCTTGGCCGTGCGTCCCTCGATCGCCGCCATCGCGGCCCGCAGGAACGCCTCCAACAGCGCATCCTCGGCCCCGTCCTCGGTAAAACCCGTTCCCAGGCGAAGGTGGGCCTTGAACCGGTCCAGAGGCAGCGCCGTGGCCGGCACCGTCGTCTGCTCGATCAGCATCATGTCATGGTCTCTCCGCTTATCCCCCGCGCAGTGCTGGCGCGCGCCGTCCCGACCCACCCCGACGGAGGGAACAGCTGGACGGACCGGACAAGCCCCGGCGCGCGCCAAACCGCCCCCGGCACATCCGGGGACGGCGTCTCGGTCAGACCATCAGGAGGCCGAGAACTTCAGCAGCTTGATCGCGGCGAAATCGCTCACGTCGCCGCCCACGCGCTTGGTCGCGTAGAACAGGACATGCGGCTTGGCCGAGAACGGATCGCGCAGCACCCGCAGATCCGGTCGTTCGGCGACGGTATAGCCCGCCTGGAAATTGCCGAAGGCGATGGCAGTGGCATCGGGGGCGATGTCGGGCATGTCCTCCGCGATCAGCACCGGATACCCCAAAAGGCGTGCGGGTTCGCCCGCGGCCAACCCGTCCGACCACAAGAAGCGGCCATCGGCATCCTTCATCTTGCGCACAGCACCCGCGGTGCGCGAATTCATCACGAAGCTCGCCCCCGCCCGGTATTCGGCACCCAGCGAATAAACGAGGTCGAGGATCGCATCCGAGGGCGATACCGCGTCGAAATCGCCCTCCATGCCGGTCGCAACGTATCCGAGGCGGCCCCAGGCCCAGGCGCTTTCGGCAACATGGGGATGCGACAGGAACCCCTTCGGTTTGTCCACACCGTCTCCGGCGATGAAGGCGGCGGCTTCGGCGCGGGCGAACTTGTCGGCGATGCGTTCCGCAAGCCAGCCCTCGATATCGAACGCCGAGTCGTCCAGCAGTCGCTGGCTGGCCTTGGGCATGGCAGACAGCTCGTGAAGCGGGATCGAAACGCGCTCGATCTGGGGGGTGTCGGTCTCGACCTGGTTAGCGGTTTCCGTGGACCAGCCCGAGCCGATATCCGTGTGGTCCACCAGCACATCGTAGGAAGTCGACTCGACAGTCACGACCTGTGCGATCGAGCGGATCGAGGCGGTCGATTTCAGCACCGTCTTGATCGCTTCCGAGGTCTCGGGATCGACCAGGTAGCCGCCCTCTGCCGCGACCGAGGTGCCGAGCGCCTTGCCCTCAAGTTCAAGGCCACGCAGGCCGTCGTCATCGCCGTTGCGCAGGTAGGCCGCAAAGGCCTTCTTGTGCGGCGCATCGAAATCGGCGGAATGGGACAGCGCGGGACGACGCGCGGCACCATTCAGTTGGGATTTCCGGTCCAGCATGGTCAGTCGCTCTTCCTGTTGTTGCAGTCTGGATTTCACGTCGGCCTGGAACTCCCTGAAATCACTCAGGAACGAGTTCAGAGCCTGTTTCACTTCCACCGCCGGGGCTTGGCTCCCGCCGGACTTGGTCTCGGTCTCGGTCATGTCGCTTGTCCGTCCTTGTTGAGATCGGTCCTTGCGGCCTTCGGCACTCAGCCCTCGGCCAAAACGTGGCGGGCGCCCGAAAAGGCCTCCGCCAACTCACGAAAAAGCGCCTCGGCGGTTTCCTCCGCCTTGGCGCCCACCCGCGCATCGGCAAGCATCGGGAAAGTCACCAGCGACACTTCCCAAAGCTCCAGCTCGGCGAGGAGCCGGCGCCCGCTTGCATCCCGTTCGGCTCGCTTGGTGCGATAGCCAATGGAAAGCCCGTCGAGCGCGCCGGCCGCGATCAATGCCGCCGCCTCGCGTGCCCGAGCCACCTCGGTCAGAAGGCGCCCCTTCACGTACAGGCCGCGCCCGTCCTCCCGGACCTCGTCCCAGATGCCGATCGGCTGCGTCGGATCATGCTGCCACAGCATCTTGACCCGACGCCCCTCGGCCGCCATCCGCTTGAGGCAGCCCGAATAGGCCCCCGCCTGCACCACGTCCCCCCCCTGGTCGGTCGCGCCGAACAGCGAGGCATAACCCTCGATTGCCGCGCCTTCGCCCAGCGCCAGTGGCGCGTCCGGCTGGCAGAACTTGCGCTCCAGCCCGACTTCCGTGTCGTATCCGATCATGCGAACTCCCCTTTCAGGGCGCGGCCGTCACCAGCGAGGCCACGCCTTCCGTCAAGATCACGGCCACCACGCCATAGACGGTCAGCCACATCCTTCGTTCCAACCGTTCAAGCGCGGTCTCGATCCGCACCAGACGGAACTCGAGCGCTGTCCAGCGCTCCTCCCAGACCCGCTCATTGGCGTCGATCCGCGCGTTCGCCACTTCGAATGGCGCATAGAGAAACCTGGAGCCCGACCGTTCGGCCGGGGGTTTCATGCGTCCTCCGGCCGTGCCGGTAGGCCGAGGAGCGCGCGTTTCTCGTCCTCGGTCAGAAAATCGGCCGCCGCGATACGCGCCCATTGCGCATCACGCTCGGCGGCCAGCGCCGGAACCTGGTCAAGATCCGGGCGCAACTGCACCGCGTCGTCGGTGAAACGGGACAGGAAATCCGCTACCGCGCCCGCGACCTTCGCCACCAGCGGCAAAACCGTCAGCCTGTAAAAGGCGCGGTTGGCCTCCTGGTAGTTGGCATAGGTCGCATCGCCAGGGATCCCCAGCATCATCGGCGGCACCCCGAACGCGGTCGCGATCTCGCGCGCGGCGGCCTCCTTGGTGCGGTGGAATTCCATATCCGATGGCGAAAAGCCCATCGGCTTCCAATCCAGACCGCCCTCCAATAGCATCGGCCTTCCGGCGTTGGCCGCGCCCTGGTGATAGGCCAGCATCTCGTCCTGCAGGCGCGCATACTGGTCTTCGCTAAGCGACTGGTTGCCGTCCGATCCCCGATAGACGATCGCCCCAGAGGGCCGCGCAGCATTGTCAAGCAACGCCTTGGACCAGCGCGAGGCAGAGTTATGCACGTCGATCGCGGTTGCTGCGGCCTGCATCGGCGACAGCCCGTAATGGTCGTCCTGCGGATGGAAAGCCTTGATATGGCAGATCGGCGGCGCCGCCACCGTCATGTCGAAACGGTGCTTGCGCCCTCCGACCACGTAATCGTAGGCCACCGGCCAGCCGTCACGGCCTGGCACGATATGCATCCGGTCCGACCGCAGGACGTGCAGTTCGAACGGCAGACCACCTTCGCCGCCGACCGCCTCGAGATAGGCGTTACCCGAAAGCAAAAGCTGGCCGTAAAGCGCCTCGAAAAGCTCGGCCCGCCCCTGCGCGGGGTTCGGCCGACCGACCAATTCGATCACGGGATGCGTCTCGTAGCGCCGGTCCGCATCGCGGCAGACGAGCGGCAGCGCAGCCGCTGCTTCCGCGATCAACTTCACCGCCCGAAACCCCACCGGGTTGCCGATGAACCCGTTGCGGGTCAACGAAACGGCATCCCGCGGGCTCCACGCCACGCGGCCGGCGCCCGACCATGCGATCACCGGCCCCGTGGCCGATGCCTTCGCCTCGGGCACCACCCGCTCCGCACTGCGGAAAATGTTGAACTTCATGGGCTAAGCTCCTCCGGTTTCGCTGTCGCTGCCCGTCCAGGGCCCAAGAAAAAGGCCCGTGCCGCGGGATTGCCGCGGCCGGACCTCATCGGTGAAACGGCCACTTCGTCGCGGCCGGTCTGACTGTCTTCGGCGGCGCCCTACAGGCTCCGCACCCGTGGCCTGCGCCAATGGGCGGCCGGTGCGATCATCAGTTCGTGGATCGCCCAGACCAACGCGTCAACGCGGTCGGGACTGCCCCGCCCGTCGAAACCGCGCGCCGTCATCCGGCACATTTGATCTTCCAGCGCCTCAAGTCCGCGCAGGTGGTTCACCCGGCCCTGCTCGTAAAGCGCGGCGACGGGCTCGGCCCGGGCCGCCTTCCCGCGCGAGGCATGAACCCCTCGGAACGGCACCAGCGGATCAAGCTGACGGATCACCGTCTCGACCAGGTCTCCACCCTGGTTGACCTCTGCCACCAGACGGTCGGCACCAAAGCGTTCCATCGCCTCGATCGCGGCCTGCGCCCACACCGTGGGTGCCACTCCGGCCAAGCTGGCATCCTCCAGAACGACGGCCCGCCACTCCTGCGGCGGCCCCTCGGTCTGGGCCCCCACGACCACGATCCCGCATTCATCCGAATTGCCGTGCCCGCTGACCGGCGGGTCGACCGCCACCACGATCCGGTCCAGCGGCGGGGCGGCGTCGATCCTTGCCGTCTCGATCTGCGCAAGCGTCCAAAGCGCGCCATCGGATTCCTCCAATAACACGCCGTCCAGTTCCTGGCGGCCCAGCCGTGTGCCGGCATACCGGGTGCGTACCGCCTCCAGAAACGACGCGGCGAGGTTCGCGCGGTTCGCCTCGGTCGGCGCGTGGCTGACGACCGTCATCGGGTTCGACAGGATCGATCGCAATATCGCCACGTTACGCGGCGTCGTCGTGATGCATTGCCGCGGCGACGGTCCCAGCCGCAGACCGAACTGCAGCATGTCCCATGTCTCCTCGGCTTTCTTCCACTTCGCCAGCTCATCGGCCCAGGCCGCGTCGAATTGCGGCCCGCGCAGGCTTTCCGGATCATGTGCCGAGAAGACCTGCGCGACCGCCCCATTCGGCCAGACCAGCCGATGACGCGTCGCTTCCCAGCGCGGGCGACGATCGGGTGGCGAACAGGCCATCAGACCGCTTTCGCCGAAGATCATCACCTCGCGGGCCTGGTCGACGGTTTCACCCACCAGTGCCACCCGCCGGGACCGCCCAGGATCAAGTGGCCTGGCCCCCTCCACCTCGGATCGAACCCACTCTGCACCCGCGCGTGTCTTTCCCGCGCCGCGCCCGCCGAGGACGACCCAGCAACGCCAATCGCCCTCTGGCGGCAACTGGTGCGGCAACGCCCAAAACTCGAAAAGAAAGGGCAACGCGAGCAACGCCCCGTCATCCAGGCTTTCAAGGAAGGCCGTCTGTTCCTCGCGTGGTGCGCAGGCGATCCAGTCGGCGCCCGACCTCAAGGCGTGCCGTGACGAGGTCGAGGGTATGCTCGCGGGTGCCACCCGATTCCTGCCGGAGAAGCTTGTCAACTCGTAACCTTTCGTCGAACGCGGTCTGGACCGCCTTTCCAAGATCCGAAAGCGCGCCCCGAAGCGCGCGCGCGCGCTCGGTGTTGCCTGCCTCAACTTCTTCTATGATGTCATTCAAGGCCCGGATGGTGCGCCTGTAGTGCTCCTCGGCTTCTTCGAGCACCGCCCGGACCCCTGCGTCTTCCGCTTGCGGGGCTTCTAGTGTTGCCAT